GGTTGTTACTTCTGATACAGAGTGTCCTAAATGTAAGGAACTGGAGAATCAAAGTGAATAAAGCTAAATTAGTAAACTTTGCAGAGCAAGTATTGATTGATGTTGATAACAATTTAATTGAACATAATAAAAAATATTTAGAAACTAAATTGTGTGAGGAGCTATCAAGAATATTTCAACTTGCTAAGAATCATATTACATACAGTATGAGTGAAGATAAAAATTATAAACAAGCGTATGAATCTGTTAAACCTATACTTGATGATGCTATTAATAACTGTTTAGGAGATAGGAAATGAGCAAAGATAAAAAGTATTCTTTAGATAAAAAAACATCCGATACAGTCATGCAGGATTTATCCATGTGCATCGATGATTGGGACAGACAAGACTTAGATACTTTGACAGCAGTTATGACTGTTTTAAAATTTACCATAGACATGTCGTTTAACTTTACAGAAGATTCTTATGAGGCCATGGAGCTAATATCAACTGTAATAAACGAGAAGCTTGATATAAATTCAGTAGAAGATTTAGAGTTTCTTTTAAGATCGCCCAGAAGCACTGAAAAAAAAGTTGTCCATTGAAACTTCGATACTACCAAAGGGATGCAATAGACTCCCTGCATCATTGGTTTAAAACAAAACCAACCAACGAACATGCTTTACTTGCGTTGCCCACAGCAGCTGGCAAGACGATTATCTTTTCTCACTTCATTAAAGAAGTATTAGCCAAAGATCCTAACGCCAGGTTTATTGTCCTAGCACATAGAAAAGAATTGGTTTCTCAAGCTGAGAGCAAACTAAAGATGGTATGGCCCGATGCGCCGGTAGGCGTTCTAGCAGCTGGGATGAAACGCTTTCAACACGATGCCCAAGTATTGGTTGCCAGCAGAGATACCCTGGCATCTCCCAAGAGACTTGCCAAGGTTGGTAAGTTTGATTACATGATCATTGATGAGGCACACAACGTGCCACCCACATCACACACCAGGTATCAAAAGATTATTACTGAGCTGTCTGCTCGTGGCGATATGAAAGTTATGGGTTGCACTGCTACGCCTTATCGCATGGGCCAAGGCTACATCTATGGAGATCGTAAGGATCATTTCTTTAAAGGCATTGCTTACTCTATATCTATTCCAGAGCTTATTAGAGATGGTTACTTGTCACGCTTATCAGCTTACGCTGTTAACGATAAAGCCATCATTGATGCAGGATCGGTTAGCTTAAAGTTTAAGAATGGAGACTTCCGGGAAAAAGAATTAGAGCAAGTGGCCATGGTGGATGAAACCATAATCGAGGTTGTAAGTGACTGGCTTGACAATGCTTACACAAAAGGCAGGACAGCCACTGTATTCTTTTGCGTATCGGTATTGCATGCCCAGAAGATGACTCAGTATTTAATTCAATATGGAATCAAAGCTGCTGTAGTTACAGGGGAAACGCCCAACATAGAGAGAGACAAGATACTTGCTGACTTTGAGTCTGGAAAGATCCACGCCCTATGTAATGTGGGCGTTCTAACTGAAGGCTGGGACGCTCCAAGAACAGATTGCATAGCACTGCTTAGACCGACACAAAGCATTGGTTTGTATGTGCAGATGTGTGGGCGAGGCATGAGATTGCATGACGATAAGAGCAACTGTTTGTTATTAGATTATGGAGAGAACGTTGCGCGCCATGGCTGTTTAGACGAAGTTACTCCAGAAGAAAATGTACAAGGCAGATACCATCCTAAGATTTGTGCTGCCTGCAATGCCATTAACTCTCCTGCTGCTAAAGAATGCATTGAGTGTGGCCAGGTCTTTGAGTCCAAGCAAATTAAATCTTTGTGGACTAAGAAAGAAAGAGAGGTAGCCAAGCGAACCAAAGCTGAAAGACAGGCTGTTCTCTCTGATGAGAAAGCCAAAGCTAAACCAGTTATGAAACCCATAACAGACATCTATGCAGCTGTTGTTAAGTCTAAGAATGGCAGCGATTACTGCCAAGTAATATTTACAATCAAAGACGAGTTCTTTCCCAGAAAGATGCCATTGATGTTTGGCCACCCTACCGCACACAACATGGCAGTGCGTAAATGGAACAAGATTACTACTGAATGGGGCTCACCAAAGCAAGCTTGGATGGCTGCAGAGCTTATAAACAATGGGGCTTTTGATACAATATCTGAGATTGTTTTACAAAAACAAGGCAAGTATGAGAACGTTGTTGGTATTAAAACCAAGAAAAATGAGGAGATAGTTTTATGACCAAGATACACGAGTTACTTGATGAAGTTGAGTTACAAGAAAAGCAACACCAGAGATTCTATTTAGGGATCAGTGGCATTGGCAATCCTAACCAGCGATTGGTTTGGTTGCGGTATCGTTGGCTCATGCCTAACGATTGGGAGCCCAGAGTCTTGCGCTTGTTAGATCTTGGCAACGTGGTAGAGGATGACTTGATTAAGAAGCTAAGAAAGATACCTGGGGCTTCCATATATGACGTTGACAGCCATGGCAAACAGTTTGAGACTGAAGCATTGGGTGGGCACGTTAAGGGCCACATAGATGGCGTGGGTCGCAACTTTCCAGGCATGGACGCAGACAATCCATACCTTCTAGAATTCAAAACAGCCAACGACAGTAGGTTCAAGAACTTAAAAAAGCTGGGCAGTTATTGTGAATGGTCAGATGAATACGAGGCCCAGTTACATTTATACATGGGCTTGTTTAACTTTAAGCACGCCATAGCCATTGTTTATAATAAAAATAACTCAGACTTATATACCGAAGTAGTTGAGTATGATAAAATCCTGTTCGATTCTTTGATGGACAAAGCTAAAGACATTCTTACGAGAGAAGATCCACCAGAAAATTATATACCAGAGACTGATTACCGCATTCGTAGCTTCATGACTCCGAAGCAACAAGCATCTTATTTGGGGAGAGCACTGCCTGAAAACATCCATTGTCGCTCATGTCGATTTGCAAAGATTGATATGGACAAGGGAGACGCACATTGGCATTGCGATCAACACGATAAAAAGATTAGCAGTGATCGGCAGCTTAAAGGTTGTAGTCTTCATAACTATATCCCAGAGCTAATACCTGCGGTGATGATTGAGAAAGACAAAGACGTGGTGGTGTATGAGAAGGATGGTTTTAGATTTGTTAATGTTCCGGAGGCCAGTAGCTCAACAGACAATAACTTTTATTCCAGCAAAGAATTGATTCAAGTAGTAAACGCTGGGTTTCCTACAGAACTGTTAGAAAAATCTGACAACATTAAGAGACTATTAGATGGCACATTACTTCAAATCAAACCCTGGGTGGAAACCGGAGTTCCCTTCTAGCCTTTTGGTTTTTTTATTACGAGTATTTCTGTGCCTGGGTACAGTGCCTCTACTAATTTCTTCTTCAATCTAAACATAGGGGTTTCAATCCCCTTGGTGTCCTCTACTATCATAGCCCCTTCGCTGTTCTTGTATCTGAAGTCAGCCTTGTAAAGACAAACTTTTTTATCGTTGACCACACAGGGGAAGGGTGGGTGAATCTCTATGTCAGAGATAAGGCCCATAGATTCTAATTCTTTTAAATGATTGTACCTGGCGCCTTCTAACTTGCTGTCAAAAGTAATGCCGTCAATCGTAATTTTCTTTGCGTTGTATTTGTTGAACAAACTATGGTGTTCCCAGTATTTTATTCATTTCTTCTTCTCTAAGAACATCTGATGCTCTTGAGATTGGAGGAGGGGTTGGTTTTGAGCCAGGATCTAAAAATTGTCCTTGTAATCCTTGTCCCAACATATCAGATTGAGCTCCATATAAATTTGCTAAAGGCACATCTTGAGCTGCTTTATTTTCTGTTCCCTGCATAGCAAACTGTAAAACATCTGGGTTTACTTCACTAGGATTAAATAGACCCATCATAACCATATCTCTGTTTGCAACTTTTGCAATTTTAAGTTGGTTGTCTATGCTGTATTCATTTAAGCCCAACGTTCTAGCGTCATCAATTGCTGTATAAAGAGTTCTTAGTGAGTTATACCTAGCTTCATTTGTATTAATGTAGCCTTGAATAAAATCTTCTGCATCTCTTCTATTGTTAGATCTTAACAATCTATTAAATTCATTGGTTGTTTCTCTTATAGCTCTTTTAGATTCTGCCGCTTTGTAATATAAAGATCTT